TTCTGCTTCGAGGTTCTCTCTTGAGCTTACGCGGCGGGCAGGGCGGGAGTGAACGAGCGTGAATTGGCGATCTGCTGAAACCCTCGGCAAACGTCAAGAATGCGCCGGTTTTCGGTGGCTGCTAACAACCAGAAGCGACCGCTGCTCAAGCGCGCTTTTCTATAATGATTTCAGGAAGAAAATAGCGCCAAGACATCAGGCAGACTCCAGAGCGACATGAAACAAGCGCCGCATCCAGCCAAGCCCGAAGGTCTTGAAGGTCGCAAGCGCTGCGTAGCGTCCGGCGCGCTCAGCCATAAAGTCGACAACGAGCTTCTGGCAATCAGCCTTCGCGGCTGCGCTCAGCGTCTTAGGCCCTATGATGCCGTCGACGGGGACGCCCAAGACCTTCTGCAGGGTGCGGATGGCTGTCCTCACCCCTTGGTTGATCGCTGCATCAAACACTGCCAGGCGCATCTCAGCCGGCAGCTCGCTACAGCGAGCCGCATCCCAGAAATCACGCCGGTAGATAGCGCGCGCTTCGTCGAGGGTCAGCTCAAGAATCCCCTGCCGGCCGAGCTTCGGGTAGGCCGCGAGCGAAATGCCATACTTCGTCAACCCGCCCGGGTCGCGCGGGTCGTCAACCAGGCCGCCTTCCAGCTCCAAAATGATCGAGACAGCCTTGCGAAACTGCACTGCGCCAAGCCTCCCAGAGCCAACGATTTCGTGTGATCTCCAAGATTTTGGAACATTCTTTGCTCTTTGTCTCGCTGGCGGCCGGGGGGTGTCCCCGAACCCGAGAAAAATCAGGGAAGTAAGCTGACAAGACAGGGAGCAGTGTCATGCGTTTCGACATCAACGAGATGTTTCAAAACATCTGGAAGGCAGTCCCAGCCGGAATCGGCATCGGTGCTGGAATGAAGATCTTCAACTGGGTCTACGCCGTCATCGACAAGCTCATCTAGGGCGCTAGCCCTCGAGAGACTCTTCTCGACCCGCCACGCTGCGAGCTTTTCGGCGTAGGTTTTCCGCTCGCCAAGGACGAGTCCAGACTGCAAGACGTCGTCGCAAGCCTCGATTGCGTTGCGATAAGCGACCTGTCGTCCGCTGTGCGGCGTGTAGACCTTAAGCCGTGCCCCCTGGTACTCAGGCTTGCCAGACAAAAACTCCAGCACCGCTTGCGCCCGGTAGTGCCGTTTGGTGAGGCACAGCACCAACCTGTTCCCCTCGAAGAGGGCGACCCGCTGCCGCCAGCGAATCGCCGCCAGAGAAACCTCTCTGTCCGTACTGCCGAGCGGTGGTTGAGCCTCAAAACTCAGCTTCTCTTCGAACGCCGTCGAATCCGCAGCCTCTGCGGCGAACCCTCCTGCGAGACGGCTTTGAAGACAAGGCGCAACAAGGGCGAGCTTAGGCGCAGTCGCCTCTCGCTCCGTCCCCTCTTGGATCAAACCCTCCGTCCCCCGGGGGTATAACCCCCTTCTTAAGCTTGTTCTCTCACCAAAAAGAGCATCATCGATCAGCCACTCGGGAAGGGGGCGCTCCGAAAAACGCCCCGCCATATGGGGAAGGTTGCGATAGACAGCCTTCACGATTGAACGGGCCTGACGGCAGTTGCGCGAATACTCGCACCCTGGAATATCGGCCATGCGGAGCTGAGTCTTGGCCTGAGCATCTTCCCGCGAGTAGCCATGCCACTTGTAGGCAAGGGCAAGTGAGGTCAGCCACGCGTTACGCTCCCCGTCCTCGACTAGCTCGGGTCTCTTGATCGAACTCACCGAGCAGAGAAACCTGCCCCGAGCTCCTCTCCGAGAGGCCCGCTCCAAAAGCTCCTCGGCTCGAGGAAGAAGCCTCTGCACGCTGCCGCCAAGAGGAATCGAAAGCCGCCAGGCGGCTTCCACGTACTCTGCACGCAGCCAGGGCGGAGGAGACTTCAGAAACCGCCGCAGAAACTTCCCGGAAAGCCCCGTCAGCTCCTCGAGCTGGGCTGTCGAGATCCAAAGCGCCTCGCCCGACAAGAAGCTTGCCTGCGGGAGACCCTCCTGGCCGTCGCTGGCTCCGAGAAGCCAGACCACCAAACGAGCAAGCCCTCCCTCGGCGCGAGCGTCGTTATAAATCCGGTCCCGTCGCCGCTCAGAAGCTTCCAGTTCGTTCAGATAGCGGTGAAGGCTCCGCAGCACGGGCTCGCGGCCCTGTTCGGCGCGGCGTTGGGCCAGGCGGTTCTCGTAGAGACAGCGCTCCGGGTTCAGGAAGTTCGGAAAGTCCCGAACCACCCCACGTGCCCCAGGGTCTGCGCCCATCTCCAGCCGGGTCAGCAGAGCTATAAGCCGGCTCTGGAGGTTGAGCGCCACCTGCTGGTTTTTCTCGGTCGACCTCTGGATGGGCAGAGGATTGATCGCCAGGAGAAGGGCAAGGCCCCGGCCCCCGCTGCTGCGGATGACGTGCGAGATCTGGGAAAAAACCTGTCCGTGCGTCTCGGCTAGGTGGGCACTGATCTTGGGCCAATCAAGCCTGCCGGCAGAGTCCAGCCACTTGGGATGAGCCCGGTGGGCATCCAAGTCGAAAACGATCCCGTAAACGGTCTCGGAGCCATCGCTGTTGCGGTAAGCCGTGCTGATCAGATCCGGGTAGCGACCAGTCCAGTTTGCGGGAGCGCGGCGAAGAGCAAGCCGCCCTCCCTTGCTGTCGGTGTGCCAGAAGCGAAACTGATAACGCCCAGACTGCGTCTCGTAAGTGTTCTCAGCAGCAGCAACCATCCCATCAACTCCCAAACCGGCAGCAACACCCCTGGCCTCTGGCACAAGCCAGCGACATGGAACAAAAACATCCCTAGAGGGGGTTGCGAAGCGCCGACCGGGCGAGCTATCGTGGGAGTTGCGGAGTCCCTTGATATGGCTCGTAAGGGCCTTTTTGGTCGGCGCTTCGCTTCCCTCGTGAGGAAAGCGAGCTGTCTGATGTACTTATCTGGTCGTGTGGTCCTCCAAAGCGGAGGATCTTACACGCCGGATCAGACCATGCGCGAAGCTGATGTTGAGAAACATCAGCGCGCCGCGCATCAGCGCCTCAACCATATAGTGGCGCTCAATCGCCTGGACAGTGGCGCTTTCCTCGGAGCGAGTCCGAGCACCATGCAAACGCTCGGAGTTTTCGCTGAGAAGGCGAACGACCCCTTCGCGCCGCGTTAGGTGCTCTTTCGGTAGGGTCTCCAGTAGGGCTTCGAGGTGAGACCTCTCCTTGCGAAGATCCTCCACTTCGGCGCTTGAACTCATAGCGGCCGCGACAGCCTGCGTGGCATCGCTTTTGATCCCCGCATGCAGGACAAGCAACGAAAGAGCGATCAGGAGCAGCGCGCCGCCGCGCGAGACGAAAAACTGGGCAAGCCCCGTCGGCCGATAAACCGAAAGGCCGACGATTCCAACCTCCAGAAGAATCGCCTTCAGCCAACCTTCCCAGGTCTGGCCGAAAACTGTCGCCGATGACCTGACGAGCAGAGTCGATGCGCCGAGAACGACTGCGGCACAGACGACAACCTGTAGAGCATCAGCCCCGTGGCATTTCTGCGGCATCCGATTTTCGGTAGCGCAGATTTTCAGCGCCTTCGCTACGTCAGCGGGCCTGGAGGCGGGGAACGGCGCGACGTCTGGTGCGAGGCAGGTTTTCGTCTCGTCAGGTTTTCGGCTCTCTATCCGTTCATCCCAGCTGGTTTTCTGCTCGGGAGCCGGTGCCAACGACAGAATTTGACTTCTCACGCTGGCACGCCGATAAGCCTCTTCAGCGGGAAACCCTTTGGCCTGCCAGTAGGCGACGCGCTGCCTGAAAGCCTTGTTTTGACGCGCCGCCCCATCTATGGAACGCTGTCCCATGTCATCTCCTTGCTTCCTAAGGTGATGGCAGATCGTCCCCCCTTCAGCCGGGAGGCCGATAATCGGCACGTTGTGCTCGCAACACAGCGTGCCGATCTCATTTAGAGGATTCAGTACTCCTGCTGCATCTCGTTCAAAATCTTACGGCAGCAGCCCCGTCACCACAACGGCTAAGTTCAAAAAAAATCCAGCAAAAACAAATAGCTATGGTTCACTTGATAGGTTCCTATTTGCTAGGAGCCTATGAGTTAGACGCCTAGCTGTTAGGAGCCTACAGAGTAGGAGCCTAGCAACTGAGAGCCTATGAAGTAGGAGCCTACGAAATAGGGGTCTGCGAAGTAGGTGCCTACGAAATAGGGGTCTGCGAAGTAGGAGCCTGCGAAGTAGGAGCCTACGAAGCAGGAGCCTACGAAGCAGGAGCCTACGAAGTAGGAGCCTACGAAGTAGGAGCCTACGAAGCAGGAGCCTACACAGTAGGAGCCTACACAGTAGGAGCCTACGAATTAGGAGCCTACGAAGCAGGAGCCTACGAAGTAGGAGCCTACGAAGTAGGAGCCTACGAAGTAGGAGCCTACGAAGTAGGAGCCTACGAAGTAGGAGCCTACGAAGCAGGAGCCTACGAAGTAGGAGCCTACGAAGTAGGAGCCTACGCAGTAGGAGCCTACGAAGTAGGAGCCTACGAAGTAGGAGCCTACGCAGTAGGAGCCTACAAAGTAGGGGCCTGCGAAGTAGGGACCTACACAGTAGGGACCTACAAACTAGGACTCAGATGTATTTACTGAGTTTTTCCACGGGTCGCGGAGATAAAAGTATGTGCCAGGCTGGTTCTCTCGACGCCCCAGGTTGCCTACAACATGCACGGTGAACATACCGTACTGCTCACCAAGCTTTCGATACTTCGTAAACGTAGCGCGCGCCCTGTCTCCAAGAGCGTCACTAATCATCTTCTTCGTGAAAAAAACTCTGGCACAACCTGTCCGAGCCGCCTCCGCATACAAGAAGCGATAAAAATGAAAAAAACGCTCCTGCGACCGAGGCAGGCCTCCCAATGTCGGGTCAAACCAATATCTAGCTAGAAAACGCTCATCCCTCGTAAGATCCACCATTCGAGGGACATCAGGCAGTAATGGTGACTTACCGACGGTCACAGGTGGCGCACGTAGCGGCGATCGAAATGTAGCGCCCTGGAGCGGCTTGTTAGTCTCAACCTTTGGAGACACAACTGCCTTGTCCTTAGCTATATCCGCAGGCGGATTTTCCGCTTCAGCGTTGGTGCCCGGGGCGGCCTCTGCCTCCTGTACCGAAACCGTGCCATCTTCAGAACTGCTCGACCTATACAGCTTTTCATATTCCCGAGGAGTCAAACGCCCGGGTGCTTTACGCGTAGCGGCGAAAGGATTTCCCTTGATAGCCATATTTACCCCTCCGCCTTCAGGATCCTGCCCCAAACCTCTTTCACGAGATCATAGTAATCCCGCGCAAGATCACTCTTCGGGTCATACTCAGGGGCTGACTGTCGCATCGTAAGTGCCTCTTGACCACGCACTGCGCGACGAATCGCTGTATGAGTAACTAGATCTGGATGCTGAGTAAGATATGCTCCATAGATTTGCGAGCTGAGCTTGTTTTTTTCGAGAAGAGTGGGAACTAAAATGACGTTATCCCACTTAATATGCATGTCCTTCTGGAAATCGAGCGTCGTCGAAAGATTCGTCGAGAGCGCTTGATAACTTCCAAGATCACACCCGATGGGAGAAATCACGACATTAGCTGCAGTGAGGGCATTCTCGATCAAGAGATTCCAGTTCGGGCTGTTATCAAAAATAATCACTTGGTAGTCGTTCGCGAGAGGACCGACCACCTGTTCTTTGAGAACGAATTCCCGCCGCTTTGTGTCGCGAATAAATTTTTCTAGAGGACCTAGCCCCGGTGTCTCCGGGATAATATCGAGCGTGGGCAATGGTGTTTCGCGAATCACCTTCTTCAAGGGAGATTTTCGCAGCAAAACATCCGCCAGCCCCTTGTGCGTCGTCACTTCCTCTAGGGACTCAATCGCAATCGGATTGAGAGCAAGATCCGTCACCGTTCCCTGGATATCTAGGCCGATAATCAGGGTCTTAATGCCGTGCAAGGCTAAGAGCCGCCCCAATGAGTAGCTCAGCGTACTTTTGAGTACTCCTCCCTTCGCGGTATATACGCAGATCACCCGCAGGGACTTGGGTGGCTCAAGAAAACCGTACTTAGCGCCGATCGCTGGCACTTGAGCAAGTGTCCACTGCCGCACCTCTATACGACCGCGGTGAATGCGACGTGCCTTAGGAATGTGTCCCGCCTTCTCAGCGGCAATTAGCGTATTAGGCGCAACCGAATTCATCTGAAACAGCTTGTGCAGGTCAGTGCTGGTGAACAGATCTTTTTCGAGCATGCTTCACACACCGCCATTGTAGGTATTTATTCTTAATTGTCGGTAAAACCTACAATGCCAGTTTCTGTCCTAACTGTAAAGAAGGTGAGCTCGGCTCGATGATGAGCCTGCTCATTTGTCTATCGCTCTCTCAGTAAGTTCAGGCTTGCAGCGTTGCAGAGCCTCGTCTAAATGGGGGCCATCGCTGCCACGAAAAACAACGCCGATGACGATTTCCCCCCGATAAAAAACCTCCAAGAAGTCAGGATCGGCCGTGCTGCCGTCGTCGAAAACCCATAGCTGGCGCTCCTCGCTCCAAGAGCCCTGGAGCGTTTCCTGCCGGCGGCCGTTGTGTCCCTGGGGCTCAAGCAGCCAGCAGAGCTTCACCTGGCCGGTAGCGACATGAAACATCACCGTGCCTTCGTAGGGGGCCTCGGTCTCGTCGTCGCGAAACATCGCGGTGAAGCGATAGAACGGCGGCCCGTCACGCCCAGCTTTCATGCTCATACCTGAGGCGCTCCCCGAGACGCGCGACCTCGTCGTCGGCTCAGTGCTGGTGACTAGATCTTTTTCGAGCATGACACGCACACCACCATTGTTGGTATTTCTTGTTTCTGATGGAAAAAACCAACAATGCCAGGTTCTGACCTATCTGTAAAGAAAGTGGCCGCGGCTCGCTGATGAGCCGTGCATATGCGGCGCCGAATGCTAAACTGAGGCACTCTTCAGGACGAATTCTCGGCATGGTTATGGTGAGAAAACTGAGCATCGCGCGTGCTGTTTACACGCTAGAGACGCCGCCTCCAGCCCGTCGAATTTCGGCCGGCCTTATACTGACCATTCTTGCTGTTGCCACCGGTCTAGCAGCCGCTCGCATGAGAGGCTGACGGTGTAGGCCGCCTCTGGCGCCACCGTGTGCGTCGCTGATGTCACGTTCCAAAGACCATCGACGGCCGCGCGAAACCCCGAAAGTCTGAGCCTGCAGTCCGCAGAAATCCTCGGGTCGCCTTCTAGCTCAAGCCTTCCCGTAACGCCCTGCTTCAGCGTCAGAGAGAGCTTAGCGGTGGCTGCCTGCTCAGCCCGCTCTCTAGACGAAAACACCTCCCGAAAGCGAAAAACGGGCTTTCCGCTGCCGACGACGACCTTCTCGCTTTGCGCAGATGTGAGATCGAAGGCCTCCGCTTCAACCGCCCCATAAAGCGGCCTGCTCACGAAATCAAAATCCCAAGAGAGAACCTTGCCGCCCAAGGCCTCAATCTCGACAACAGGCAGCGCCTCGCCTGACACGCTCAACCCAGAGCCCTGCGGCATGACAAGCACCGTCTCGTCCTGAATCTTGAGCGAGAGCGCGTGCTCGCCGGCAAGCCTCGAGAGAAAGTGGACGGCCGACTCGTTTCTCTGGGAGATCTCAAAGACTGGCACGCGAGAAAGCTCGGCCGAGGCCTTCACCTTAAGCCCGTAGGCTCGGCCGAGCTCGTCCAAAACTCCTTTGAGGTCTTGTGCCGCATAAAGCCTGGAGGAGGCGGTTTTCAGATCTTTTAGGGTGTCAAAGCCCTTGCCGGTAAGGCGCATAACGCCGCGGCTTGAGATCGACACCTCGTCGACAAAAAAGCTCCCCATGGGGGTGAGGCTTTCGCCCCAGCCAAGCGCCACGCTGATCCGGTGGCCTCTTTCTGGGACAGCGAGCCGGCCGTCTGAGTCGTCAAAGACAAGCTCGAGTTGATCGGAGAGAAGACCACGCTCGTCTCTCAGGACAAGCCGCTGAAGCCTCTCGCGGTAGACCCCTTCTTTCTCCTCGCCGTCGATTGTGACAAGAACCCCCGGCTTTAGTCCCAAAGCGAGATCTCTCTACGCTCTGGCCGCGCGCTGCGCGGCGGACTTGGGAGAACAATCTCGACCCCCTCAGGCAGCACGGCAGGCAGCTCTGCAAGGTGCGGATTTAGCTCAAGCACCTCTTCGACGACGCTGGCCGTCTTGCCAAAGACCGTGTGGCAGATGAAGTCCAGCACCTCGCCCCCTCGCGTCACGTAGATCATAGGGCCTTGGCCGGACTGGCAGCGTCATCGACTGTCACGCTTTTAAGGGAAAGCCTAAAGGCCACCTTCCGCGCCTTGCCGTCACCGCGAAAACTCGAAAGATCCTCGCTGAGCGAGACCACCGCCCAGCTGCCAAGGGACCGCCCTTCGGAGTCGACCAGAAGCAGTGGCTCCCCCCTGTAAGCCTCGTCTTTCAGAGCCTTCAACGGGTCATCGGTGGAGGCCCTTTCTGCATAGGTCTCGCCCACCACGTCGACCTCAAGCGTCCTGCGGCCCATGTAGCTTAGCGCTGACACGCCGCCAAGCCTCTCCTGCTCTGTCCAATTAAAGCTCTCGCCCCTTGTCAGCCTCTCAAACATGCTTTTTCCGGCCAGAAAGCGAAAGGATCCCAGCGCAAAGAGGGCTTTCCCTTCAGTCATAAAGCCTTGCCCTCCAGGCCTTGGCCTCTTCGTCTTTGACCTCGCGCAAGACGTCTTTGAGCTTGGCTGCGATCTCGGCAGTCGTGGCCTTAGGCTCTGTGACGTTGACGGTGATGGGGGCGTTTAGGATCGACTGACTCGGCCCGCCGCGAGGGCCTGCTCCGGCCGCCGCCAGCGGCACCGTACCGGTGGCCTTGAGCGAGGTCATGCGGGTCATGAAGTCTGCCACCGACCGGCCGCCCGCCTGCAGGCTTTGCGTGATCTTGTCCCAGTTGTCGTAGACAAGGTAGGAGGCCGCGGCGAGCCCTGCGATGGCAAGCCCGATCCCAGAGCCAATCAGCGCCACTTCAAGCGCGCCGACTCCCGCCGTAGCGGCCGCCATCGCTCCCGAAGCTACCGCCCCGAAACTGAGCCAGGCCCCTTTAAAGAGGGCAACCGCCCCGACGGCCGTTGAGATCGGGATAAAAAGGGCGCCGATTGCTGCTGCCGCGCCGCCCACGCCAAGCGCCACGCTCGAAAGAGCCTTTGTGACCTGTGGATTGGCAAGCGCCCAGTCGCGTGTTTTGTCGACCACTCCTGCCAGTCCCCCGGCAAGCTGCGCGAGGTCTGAAAGGAGAGGCTTGCCGAGCACGTTTAAAAGATCCGACAGCGAGGCTTTGAGCCTGAGAAGTGAGGCGCTCGCCGTGGCGGCCTCAAGCCCAAGCTTCCCCAGTGCTGTCCCCTCGGAAAGGGTCCTTATCTCAGCCTCGCGCGACCGCAGGGCCGACAGCCGCGAGGCGGCCCCGCTGTCGCCGCGAGCCGCCTTGACGGCGACATTTACAAGCTCCGAGATGCCGGCCAGACCTTCGCGCCCGAAAAGCTTCTCGAGGATTTTGAGCCGCTGGCCTGAGCCCATGGGGGCAAGCTTGGCGCCGAGCTCCTCCATGACCGAGATAAAAGGCCGCATGCCGCGTGTTTTTGGGTCGACGACCCGAATGCCCAGCGCCCGGAGAAGCTTGGCCTGCTCGGTCTTTGGCGTGCCGCCGACACTGTCGTGAACAAGCGGATCGAGAAAAGCTCCCTTGAGCGCTGTGGCCGCAACCGAGCCCTTCACCCCGACATCCGCCAGCATCGCCACCGACGCCATCACCGTCTCAAGCGGGATCTTGGCGGCGTTGGCGACCGAGCCGACGTGCTTTAGGACGTCTGCGATCTCGGTGAGGTTGGTGTCGGAGACGTCGGCTGTGTACTGAACGACATCCCCAATGCGCGAGAGCCGCGAGATCGGCAGCTCGAAGGCATGCGCGATGCCGGTGAGCAGACTTACCGACTGCTGGGGCAAAATGTCACCGACCTTGGACACCGCGAGGATGGCCTTGAGGTTGGCTTCGGTGATGTCTTTAAACTGAAGGCCGGCTGTCCCCATCTGGATCATGGCGGAGGCAACCTCTTCGCCCGTGTAGCCAAACTGGGTCGAAACCCGCGCTGCCATGCGCTCTAGGGTCGCAAGGTCTCTCTCCTGGCGCGCTGTGTCCTTGTAGTCTGGCCCCGACAACACCCGCGAGCGAACGCGCGCCATGACAGCCTCAAGGCTCATGGCCGTCTGAAGCGGCAGCGACGCCCCACTCAGCACCCCCCTGCCAAATCCCGAAGCAGCACCGCCGATCATGGCAAGCTGAGACGCCCTGCTGCTCAAGGCCTCAGCCGACCTCCGCAGAGCCAAGTGCCGATCCGACTTGGCTCTCAGCCGGTCAAAGACATTCTCCTGATCGGAAAGCCTCTCGGAGAGCCCCCGAATCGAGAGCCCCGCCTCCCGCGCCTCGCGCTTTAGGACTCGAAGCCGGGTGGTCTTCCCCTCAAAGGCGTCTTTGAGCCGCGAGGCTGAGACTCTTGCCGCGTCAAACTCTCTGGCCAGGCGCCGACTCGGCTCGCCGGCAGCCTTGATCTCGGCGGCCAGCGCCCTCACCCGCCCCTCGGCTGTCTTCCACTGGGAGTGGGCCTCAAGCGTGGCCTTGGCCTGCCCCCGCATCTGGCCAGCAAGCTTGTCGTGGCGGCGCAGCTCGTCGAGCGCCAGGCTTGCCCGCTTGAGCTCACCGCCAAGCCCGCGCGTCACCCCCGAGAGATTCTTGAGCGGAAGGGAGAGAAGGTCCTTGGCGGCAAGGCTTACCCTTATTTTGAAATCGGCCATGTCGCCTTGAGCCTCTCAAGCGCTAGCTGGTGGTAGAGGGAAAGCTCGTCGGCCGCCAGCGCGTCAATCGCCTCGATCGTCCAGTGAAAGACAAAAGCTAGATCCGCTTTGACCTCAAGCAGTGCCCGCCTCCCGTCTGGCAGCTCCTCTAGGGAGCAAGGCCTAAAAAACCAGCTACCTTGTCAGACACCTTCCGGTAGTCGGCAAAGTCGAGTTCTCTCACCTCATCCGGGCTCCACTCGGCCAGGTGGCTAATCAGATGCAAGGTCTTGGCGGCCTCCGTGTCGTAGCGGTCGACCATCTCGAGGTCTTTTACCTTGGCCCTGCGAAGCTCAATCGTGCGAACAAGCCCCCGGCCCGAAAGCTCGACGGGATAGGAAAGCTCGATTACCTCTTTTTTCATGCCCTTCATCCCCTCAGGAGGGCAGCCTTAACGGCTGCCAGTTGGTCAACGCCGTTGATGCGGCGCACCATGTTGTCGGCGTCGATCTCAACAAGCACCTCTTCGGCATGCGCGTAGCGGTAGTAGGTGCAGTAGAGGCGAAACTTCATGGCCGTGTTCTCGCCGGCCTTCCAGGCGCCAAAGTCGATCTCGGTGATGATGCCCCGCATGTGGCAGCTCACCGGAATGGCCAGCGTGTGGCGCTTCAGGGCACCGCGGACGTGAAGGGCAATGGGGCCGCCCTCCTGGAAGCCAAGCTGCTGGATCACAAAGCGGTCGTACTCGCCGAGCGTAAATTCGGCCTCGAGCTTCTCCATGCCCATCTCGATGGGAATGGGAAGGTCCATGCCGCCGGCGCGGTAGTCTTCGACCTTGTAGGTGAGCTTGGGCAGAACGATCTCGTCGACCATGCCCGCGTAGCCGCGGCCGTCGACAAAGAGCGTAAAATGCGTGAGCTTCTGCGGGAGATTGCTAAGTAGCGTCACCTTTAGAAGACCTCCTTGATGTGATCGTCCGACAGAAGGGAGCGGAAGGTGATCCGCTCGGCCGGGTAGGGCGGCGTAAACTCATAGTCAAACGTGACGTGGCCTTCGGTGATCTGCGAGACAGAGTTCACCTCTGGGTCTATCCAGCAGTGGCCACCGAGGATCGCCTCCTGGGCCTTGAGGTCGCGGAAGTAGTTGTTGATGCTCTCTGTGACCTGCGCGACGTAGCTTTTGGTGATGTTGCGGTCGACGGCCCAAAGGTGGCTAGCGAGGATGGCATCATCGATAAAATCCCTGAGGCGCCGCACGTTGATGAACTTGTGCCGCGCGTCGAGCGCGTCGGCCTCATCAAAAAGGGTCCGGTTGCCCCACAGGCGAAAGCCCTGCTCGTTCACAAAGGTGGCGATTTTATTTTTGTTCAAAAGGTTGGCACCGGACTCGCCCGACGAGGGGTCGAGCGAAAACTCGACCGGATGGCTCACCCCGACCACCGACGAGCAAAGCCGGTTAGACGGCGACACCCAAAAGCCCAGCTCAGCATCAGTCTTGGCGATCACGGCGGCTACCAGAGCCGAGCCGCCGACACTCCCGATCGGGGCGGCCAGGCGGACGTTGGGATAGACGGGATAGAGCCTTGAGCCGCGAAGGCTTGCAAAGCTGCCGATCACCGCTTGCAGATCCCCGCTGTCGGGGCTCTCAATCGGTGCCACAGCGCGCAGCCGCCCTGCCACGACATTGAGGGCGGCCCTCACCGACTCGTCGGCGGAAAACTCGGGCGCGATCACAATGCGCGGCTGAGCGCCAAGCGTTGCCTTGGCCTTAAGCAGGCTGTAAACCCCCGTCAGCTCGCCTTGGACCCCTGCCACCTGGGTCGCCGGCGCGTCAGCTTCGCCAGGCCCGACTGAGACGACGACACAGACAGCCTGCGTCTCCTCGTAGATCGCAGCCAGAGTCTTGGGCAGACTCCCCGGCGCGTCGAGCCCGCCGAAAAGCTCTCTGGCTTGCCTCGCCCCTCTCACGAGAAAGGGTGTGTGGGCTGTCAGCTTGTCTGACAGAGCCGACGTGCCGACGACGCCAATGACCGACGTGGCGGGGGTTCTGACGGCCGGGGCAGCTCTCGTCGTAACCGGCACGACTTCGATTCCATGCCAAAAACCTTCAGCCACCTGGCAACCTCCTCTGTTCGAGTGCCGTGATCCTGGCTTCCTGCTCGGTGACTTTCGTCTGAAGGGCTCTAACCTCGCCTGCCATCAGCTCTTGAAGCCTTCTGGCCTCGTCGACCAGGAGCGCTATCTGCTCTTCGAGAGTCACGTCCCTACTCCATAAAGAAAATGGCAGGCTTTCGCGCTGCCCGAGAAAAAAGGGCGCCGTCTGGTATCTCTAGACGCAGCAGTCCCGCCTTTGGACCAACAGAGGCAAGGTCTGCCTCGGAGAACTCAAACTCGACAAGTCCGCCGCTCATATAGAGATACTTCTCGCTGTAGCCAGCCGTTTCGAGGCGAAAGCGACGCTGAATGTTGTCGAGATAGAGATCAAGCGTCAGCTCGCGCGGAAAAGTCGCGCCTGCGGGAAGGAGCCAGAAATCTCGAAGCCCGACCCTGAGGCTTCCTCCTGTCTTCTTGGTAAACTCGAACTCGATCAATTCCGTACCCCGGGCGGGAGACAAGAAGTTGAGCTCGATTTCCAGTAGGAGAGCTTGAGCCCCTTCCCCGGCAGGCCAGCCAAGGAGCGCTCCAAGCCGCCCCTTGTAGCGGGCAAGTTCCTCCCGAGCCTCAGCCTTCACGGCTAAAAGCTCACCTTTGACCCCCTGAACAAGCCTCTCTGTCTCGGCTTTTTGGGCCTGAAGCTCGCCCTTGAGAGAGACAAGCGAGGCCTTGGCAACCTCCTTGAAGGTCAAAAGCTCCTCTCTGGTGGCCGCGAGGTCTCGCATCAGCTCGAGCGTGTGGCGCTGGCCTTGAGTGAGAGACAGCGCCACCGTGGCAAGCTCTCTTGCCAAGGAGAGGTTGAGGCGCTCTCCGACCCCATCGACAGCAATGAGAGAGTCCGGGATCTCGTCGAGGATGAGGTCGATGCCAAAGAGAAGATCCTCGGACGGAAGCCGCTTGGCGATGATCTCGCCTGCCTTGGAGAGGACGGCAAAGAGGATCGGCCCGTCCACCCCCTCGAGGCTTGCCACAATGCCCATTTCGCCGACGTCATAGGCCTCAAGGCCGCCGCGAAACTCGGCTGTGAGGTGAACGCGGTTTCCGGAAACCCGGTTTGAGTCGGCAAGCGCCGAGCCCTCGACTCTTTCCTTGAGAGCCTCCTCCAAGCCGGTGGGGTCATAGGAGGCCCGGCCCAGCTCAATGCCGACAAAGCGAAGCCTCTTGCCCCTGGCCTCGGCCTCGGCCAAGGCCTCAAGCCCGCGTCTTGTAATCCTCGGGCGCTCTATCGCCATCAACGCCCCACGACCGCTGTGAGACGCTTGACGCTCGTCACCCGCGCCAGCATCGCTGCCCCGACTGTGGCCTCGGCCTCAAACATGATGTCGAGGTCAAAGCGGGCTCTAAGGGGCTTTAGCGACTCGATCACGCGCAGGATGCGGCGTCTTTCTGCCTCGCCGACAGGCCGGTTATCCTTACTCAGGAGGATGACCTTGAAGGTGTAGGGCTCCCTCGGCTCTGGGTAGTCCCACCACTCGCGGATCCTCGCCCTGACCCCAATCGTCTCCATTGCCAAGTCGATGGCAGCAAGGGTGCCGCGCAGCCTTCTGATCTTCTCAAAACGCCGTATGATCTCTCGGCGACGGCTTATCAGATCACCTTCGCTCTCCACCCCGACAAAGTCTTCGTCCCACAGCTCGACCCCCTTTTCCCAAGCCAGATACGGCAGAAAGGCCGACGGGCAGGTGTCGGTGTCAAAAAGCGAGGCAAAGTCAAAGGAAAGCCCCTCGAGCCTGCGCCCTGCGACATCTTCCAGCGCCTTCTCAAGCGGCGTAGAATTTTTCGGCAGAAGGCTTGTCACGAGGAGATCTCCAGCTTGAGGCTGTCCTGACTGTCTTCAAGAAGCGGCGCCTCGAAGGCCTCGCACAAGACGCCGCCCTCCGGCTCGATCACCTCGGCCGACGTGACGTCGTTTTTGGCATGCAGTGCGGCGTAGAGAACCGACAGCTCGAGGCTTGCCCCTACGCGAAAGCGCGTCCTAAAAAGCTCTCTGAGTGAGGCCTCGGCCTGCCCCCGAACCAGCGCCCAGTCGGCGCCGTAGGGCACCTTAAGACGCGCACGCAGGCGAAAGCGCCTCAGGCTTGCCTCCTCGACTGTCAGCTGATCAGTCAGCGCCCGGACGTAGGCCATCTTCTCGCGAAGAAGCGCCAGGTCGGCGGCCCGCACTGGCGCTTCAGCTTTGGGGTCAAAAAGAACCCACAGCTTGACCCGCGCCGGCCCCACTTCGGCAGCATTGGCATCAACGATGTAACCGCCGCCTGAGAGCCTGACGGCCTTGGCCTGAGCGATGTAGCCGACTTTTGATCCGGCAGCCGAAAAGAGATCATCCTCGTCCAAAAACCGCCCCAGAAGGCTCTCGTCACTCTCGCCGGATGCCCTGGCGAGGCCGCGGCGCGAGACCACGTGGTCGAGGTTTGCCCCCCGGGCAAAGGCTGGCATGGTGGCGCGGGCAGCCGCATTGACCCGGGCACGCAGGAGCAGCTCGCGGTAGGCAGAGACCTCGAGCAGCTTGACGGCGGGGTCTGACTCGAAAAGGTCGACCGCCTCGCCGTAGCGAGCGCGAAAGTCCTCGAGCATCTCACGCTTGATCGCCTCAAAGCTCAAGGTCTCCAAGACCTCGGGCGCTGGCAGGCGGCGCAGGTCGATGACACCGGCTTTCACCGCTCAAGCCTCACAGCCCAGGAAAACGGCGTGTCTGTCACCTTGATGACCCCATCAAGGAGAATCGAGACGTTCCCCTCGGAGAGCTTTTTCTCCTCGTCTGGCCCATCGAGCACCTTCACAGCATTAAGCCTCACCCGAGGCTCCCAGCGGGCTATGGCCTCGTGGACGGCCGTAAAGATCGACATCTTGTCGACCCCCTTGCCAAGCAGCTCAAAAAGCCTCGACCCGTAGTCGCGCAGCATGACGCGCGAGCCCTTTGGCGTGGTGAGGATGTCCTCAAGGCTTTGGCGAATATGCTCTTCGGGAGAGACTCTCTTTCCCGTGTGGCGCGACATCATCCAAACTTCCCCTTCCCGCTGCCAGGGTCGACCTGAACCTCGTTTTTCTCGACGATATAGGCGACAAGCTCGGCGAGCAGATCGGCCAAAAGCGCTGCTTTAGCCCCCTCGGCGTCGAGCTTGAAGCCAAGGTCTTTCATCTTGGCGAGTATCCTCTCTCTGGCTTCGGCTTCGTTAAGCATGCTTGGCCTTGCAGCGAGCTGAACCCTGGGGATGCGGCCCCCCGGTGAAGGCACAGACGGCTTCTGTTGTCACAATCCCGGCGACAGCGTCGGCGCCGCCGAGAGCGACGCTTTCGGCCTCGACAACGACCGTCTTGGCCTTAACGACAACGCTTGTCCCGCCTTGGACTTCAAGCCTTGCCCCCTCGGGCAGAACAACCCGCATGGCCTTGGCCTCCTTGTCGTAGGACACGCTCGTGCCGTCGCTGTAGGTGACGCGGTGGCCGCCTTCTTTGGGCAAGCTCTCGCGCGTCATGACAGAGCCAAGGATCACCCCCTGGGCGGTGGATCCTCCCGGGAAAAGGCAAAGGACCTGCTCGCCGACCTCAAGCGGCCAGTTCTCTTTGTCGCCCCGCCCGCGCCGCTTCAAAGTCGAAAGCGGCGGAGTCTCCATGCCGCCTTCGATCAAAACCCGTGCCCTTGCCCCAAAGTCTTCGACGGCGGTGACAACGCCAAAGCTTATGAGACTTGCGAGCTGGCGGCGCATTTCTGCCATCTCAAAGGGGTTCATCCTTCTCCCCTCGCCTCGGGAAGCCTTTGTGCCTCGGGATACATGGCCCAGCTGTCCCAGTCGTTGGCGCCAAGACGCACCACCTGCGCCCATTCGCACGTCCAGACCTCGTAGCCAGCCACGACAAGATCAAAGCGGGCGTCGCTGCAGCGAAGAACCCGCGACGGGTGTGCGTAGTCAACAAACGTCTGGTTATGGACAGCAAGGGCGATCCTGGCTGCCACGTCGCGGGCTGTCACCTGCTGACGGCCGCGAGCGGGCGGCAACACAGCCAGGGCCTCCCAGCGCGTTTCAAAGTCCATCTCGCCCGTCATGGGATCGCCCTCAGGCTCAAAGTCGGTCATCTCAAAGAAGATGGCCGGCACCTTCTCGATCTTTTTGGTCTCGGGATAGGCGTCATAGACGGGGATCTTAGGAAAAACCCGCCTAAGCTCATCACCAACTTTCTGGTAGATCTCGCCAAACATGTGTCTACCCGAGAAGGCCTCCGCGGTATTTGACCTCGTGCAGGAGGTTTTTGAGAAAAACCTCCCTAAGGTCGATCCCACCGACTGCCGAGCTGGCGGCCTCGTGAAGCGCCACTTTCTCGGCGCCAAGCGGGTGGCGCGCTCTTGCGAGACGTCGGTAGACCTTTCTTTCAAGCCGTCCGAGCCTGGCGCGAGCAATAAAGGCTCCCTCGACAAACCGCCCCTGCCTTGTCGTCACCCCTGTCCCCCCTTGCCTGGCGCCGGCCAAGATCAACGGCAGGTCGTGGGTGATCATCGAGAGCGAGGCGGAAAGCCCGCGGCCTCTTGTTTTGATTCTCTGCCTCACGGGCCTCACGGGTAGCCTTGCCCCCTCTGCCGTCTCTTTGGCAAGGAGCGCGGCAAAAGTCCGAATGGTCCTCGAAAGAGCCCGCGCGACGGCCTTCTCGAGTGTCTTTTCAGACATCGAAAGGGCCTCTGCGAGGCCTTCGATTTCCTTTTCGAGACTGCTCACGAAAAATCCTCGCTCACCTGCGTTTCGATCTCTTCAGCAAGATCAAGGAGACTCATCCCGGTCAGGTCGTCGTGGCAGGCGGCCACCCGGTAGCGTCTGCCTTCGACGGCAAAGACATCTCCGGCCGCCGCCCCCCCCAGATCATCCGTCAGGCCAAGAAACTGGCTGTTTTCTGCCGAAACGCGCATTGAGCCGAGATCCTGGTCGAAGAATTTGACGTCAAAGACGCCGGCCACCTTTTTGCCGGCAAGCTTCCCAGTTTCGAACTCCCCCCTGTGGACGAGGCCAGTCCCTCTAAAAAAAAAGGTAAGGTCGCCCACTCGGAAGGGGTCAGCCATCCCTCAACTGTCCCCCCGGCTACGGCCACGCGAGCGGGTGGGCGCCGCAGAGGTCGGCGTTGGCACCGAGTCGTAGAAGCTGAAGGACTCGGGGTGGCGAACGGCGACGTCGACGTCTTGGAGGACGCGCACCCGCACCGTGCCGGAGGTGCCCTTCAGATAGGGGTTCACCTGAACGTCGAGGATGCCCCACTCGCCGATTACGAGATCGGCCCAGTTGCCAAAGATGATGGCGCTCTTGCCGCCGCCGCCAAGGTTGTCGGGGACGATGGTCGATACGTCAGCCGGGTAGCCGTTGACGGTGCCGCGTCCGTTGGCGCCGCTTCCCCAGATGAAGACACTCGAGTTGGAGTTGACGAGCGTTGTCTTTAGAAGCCCGGAAACCCGGGGGTTTGTGAGATAGGCAAGCGAGCCGAAGTTGGCGTTGCTTGTGGCGATCGCCGTCTCTAGCGCGACGACAGCGGTAAAGTCGAGGCTGGCGTCGAGATTGAGGGCCGACACCCCTTCCGTGAAGAGAAGGCCTTTGGGCTGGTTGTCCTTGCCGCTGCCGGCAATCGCCGCCAGGTCGATGCCGATGGCCACGGCCGAGGCCAGGTCTTCGCGGATCACCTCTTCGACGTCGATGGAGCTTTGGAGGATGAGACGCCGCGAGATGTCGGTAAAGGCACCAACCGACTTGGGCGAGAGCGGCACCTGGTCGGTCGTAAAGGGCTGCTCCTCGACGTCCTTGGTCTCGGCCACCCAGAAGGCTTTGGCGCCGCCTGCCATCCTCGGCAAGGTGACGTTGCCGTCGAGACCCGAGAGGATCTTGGCTCCGAGCTGGCGGATGATCAGCTTGGCGCGCAGGGCCTCAATGAAGCTTCCCGGCGGGATATTGGTGGCAACCAGCGAGCCGGCCGACCCCCCCGCGGTGGTCGTCTCAAAGCGCGAGGCAAAAATCACGTCTGACGGCACAAGAAAGCCGCTGGTCTGGCGCTTGAACTTAGAAGCCGCGGCCTCCGACACCTCGCGCTCAAACTCGGCCCCCCGCCAGTCGTTGTTGAGGGCAGCGCGCATGGCCTTGAGGAAGGAAAACTTCTTGGCTTCATCCCTAGAGAGGCCGATGTTCTCGCGCGCCGAGGTCGGCGCCGCCGGCGGCACCTCGGGGCGTGACTCCATCGAGACGAGAAGCTTTCTTGAGAACTCGTCGACCGAAAGGCCTTCGACGAGCGCGGCCCGCGCTAGCTCGGGCTTTTGAAACCTGTCGCCGAGCGAAATGATCTCGAGCGCCCTTTTGCGCTCATCCTCGGCGGTTCTTTCGACTGGCACAGCTTCCTCCCTTGTGGGCAGAGCAGCTTCCTCGTCGAAGCCGCCTGGGGTGAGATTGATGTCTTCAAAGTGACTGCCCCGGCCGACCCCGACCGACGGGTCTGCCGGCACGGCCTCAAGCGAGATCTCCAGCGGCTCCCAGTCGGTCACCCGGTAGGTGTCGGGGCCGTCCGTCTTCTGCTCCTCGAGCTTGAGCTCGTGGTAGCGGTAGGAGACCGACACGTTGCCTTTGATGCCGTCTTTGACGTCCTGGAAGGCTTCCTCGCCGAGCTGGTTTCTCGAAAATTTGACCAGCGCCTTGCCGCGGCGCCCCTCGACGGTGGCCTCCAGCACGACTCCGATCTGCTGGTTTCGGTCGTGGTTTAGGAGAAAGGCCCCGCCGCGATTGATCCTCGAAAGGCGCACCGCTCCCGCCCCGTGATCGAGGATCTCTTTGCCAAACCAGCGGTCAACGGGTGCTTCCGACGAAAACGTGAGGACCACCGTTCGGGCCTCTTCGTTGATCTCGCCCGAGGCAAGCTGCGAGAGCTTATGAGAGATACTGCTCGCTTGACTCAGGAGTCTCTGCCGGATCTTCTGCTCCGGGATCTTCTTCACTGTCCTCTCCAAAGCTCAGGCCGAATTTTTCGGCCTTGGCCTTCTCGGCAACGATTTCTGAAAAGACGTCCTCAACCGACCGGCCCTGCTCGGAGATGATCTCGGTGCGCGATTTGAGCCCGGCCTGGAGGGCAAGGATGTTGGCCTTTGTGTCTTTGAGCGGGTCGACCCATGCCCAGCGTCTGGCAACAAATTGCGGCGTGTCGAAGCGGTCCATGTTGATGGTTGTAATTTTTGTAAATTTCTTGGAAAGAACGGCTCCTGTCAACCACTTGCGGTAGACAGTCTCGCACAGGTTTTCGACGAGCCAGTTTTGCAGGCAGACGTAGTGGTCCCTTTCTTCGAGAAGGCTCGAGCGAAGCGACGAGTAGCTGACGCTTTCGACGTCGTTGGCCAGCGAGTTGTAGGAGATGCCAAGGCCTGCCGAGATGCCTCTCAGACAGGCTTTGACGAAGGGGCCGAAGTTTCCAGCCGGGTGCTCGGGGTCCCAGGTTTGAAACTCAACCCCCTCGGGCAAAATCTCGAAGCTTCCCGGCTCGGCTCTGGTGATGACGTTGCCGTCCTCGTCAGACTTGAGGTCATCTCCAGCATAGGGAGAGCCGCCGGTCTGCTTGAAAAAACCCATCTTGGAGCTGGCGACCCGGGCAGCCACCAGCTCGGCCTCCTCGTAGCCGCCAAGCATCTTAAGGCGACTCATGGCCGTGTGGATCCACGGCACCCCGCGGGTTTGCTGGGGCATGTCCTGCATGAAGACGTGCAGGATCTCGTCGGCTCCAATGCGGCGGTAGTGCTTGCCGGCGACAGTCTCGCCCTTTTCCCGGTCGCTGGTCTTGAAGTAGTAGGCCGTCGGCTTTCCCCACTCGTCGAGCTCGACTCCCATCGAGATGAGGCGTGTCCCCTTGCTGTCGGAAAGCGTCTCGTCGAGAAGAGCCGGGTCTAGCACCTGCAGCGCCATGCCGTAGGGGTAGCGCTCGCCGTAGACAAAGCGCACGAGAGCCTCGCCGTCGCGCGCCACCCCTTGAAGCACAAGCCTCTGCACGTCGCGCCAGGAAAGCCGTCCTGTGACGTCGCAGGCCCCCTTTTTGCCCCAGCGGCGAAACTGCTCTTCGATCTCGTCGTTCACCTGGTGGTCGATTTCGCCCTGCACCTTGAAGGCGCACCTGAGCTGAATGCCCTTTGGCCCGACGACATGCGTGTTGAGCAGCGCCAGAAAGCGCTTCACGTAGTCGTTGTTTTGGGCCAAATCCCTGGAGCGAGATCTGAGCCTGGCGAGTGAGGCGAGAATGTCCTTGTCGTAGGGGGCGTCTGACCCCCAACCCGACTGAAGGCGCGAGGTCTTGGCGCCGTCAAACCCCCGTCTTGCTGCCTTTTCCTTGCGTGTGCGGCCGAGAAACACCCTGGCAAACCAGCCCACGCTTTAAAACCTCACAAGGACTTGCCGGGCAGCCGGCATCTCGCCGCGCCTCAGCCGAGCCTCGAGCCGGGTGATCTCTTTTTGGTAGTAGTCGCGAGTTTTAAGAAGCTCTGTGAGCGGGATCTTGTCGAGCCGACGCTTGCCGAGATTGGTCTGAATCTCAAACGAGTCGACGTCGGCGTTGACTCGCCCTGCGACCGCCTCGTCGATAGCTCGGTAGATGGCTTTCGCCTTCTCAAGCTCTGCTTTGACCTCTTCCATGAGGACTTAGTTTCTCCAAGCGTTAACAAAGCCGCCGTTGTCGCGGCTTTTGCGAGAAGGCGCTGCTGGCCTCTCTTCCTCGATGCCGTCGCGAAGCCGCTCCATCTTGGCTGTGATCTGGCGAAAGAGCGGATTCAAAATGACAGCAGCTGCGTGCGCATAGACGGCCGTGTCGAGCGCTTCGTTTCTCCTGTGACGCGGCAGCTCCCACACCTTGATGGGGTGACCGTTCTGGTAGTGGATCTTCACTCGTTCGGATGTAAGTTGTTTAAAGTATTCACCAGAAAGCGCTATGGGTAGATGTACGTAGCCGGGGCCTGGCTCAGTGATTTTGAGGCGCTGGTAGAGGAGCGTTTTGCCCTCGTCGACGCCAAGCGGATAGAGAAGCATCTCGCGCCCATCCTCGGGGCTCTTGCGCCGTGTCGGCGGTCCGACAACCGGCCTACCTGTCCCCCGCACACCTTTGACGGCAAACACCCTCTGGCCGGCCTTACCGCGCACGTAGTCGTAGACAAGCTTCGTGTTGTCGCCTGTGTCGACGGCTGTTGAGACGATCCTGACGGGAAAGCCCCACTCGTGGCGAAACTCCTTTGACCTAAGCTCGTCGAGCGCAGCCCACGGCGCCTCGGTCGCGACGTCACCCCAAAGGACGTGGTAGCTGATGACCCACGCCTCCCAGTCTTCGCCGTAGCCAACGACTTGGGCTTCCAGGCGGTCGTCTTGGACGTCGACTCCAAGGACAAGCACCCTCACGCCAGCAGGCACCTCGGCCTCGTAAGCCTCAGCTCTGGCCTCGAGGATGTTGGAGGCAACCGAGTCGACCTCCTCCTCGTAGGGCTCGCCAAGGAAGGTGTTGTACCAAACCTTGAGCTTCTCGGTGTCGCGCTGGGCTGCCACGTACTCGGCGGCAGTCTCGCCAAAGGACACCCACGGCGAGTAGAGGGCCGAGACGTGAAAGCCAAGCGTCGCTCCCTTCTTCTCGGGGTCAAGACAGCGCCAGCGGCCCCCCTTGAGGGCTTTGAGCTTGTGGCCGTCAAAGATCGAGGCGGCGCAGAGCTGGCAGCGGTAGTAGGCCTGCTCGGGCCTCCCGTCAGGCCAGACGACCCCCTCCCATTCGAGCGAAATAAATTCCTGGCAGTGCGGGCAGGCGATCTCGAAGACGTGGCGTTTGGAAGCCTCGTAGAGGCGATGAATCTTGGACGTCCTCAGGTCTCTTGACGGTGAGCTGGTCGCGATAAACTTGCGGTTGTAGAAGGTCGACGACCTCTTCCTCGCAAGATCGAGCGGATTTCCCTCCGAGCCTGCCGAGTCGGGCATCCGGTCGACCTCGTCGGCGTAGACGATGCGAATCGGCCGTGACGAAAGCGAGGCGGGCGAGTTGGCCCCGGCCAGCGAGATGTGACCGCCGGCAAAACGCTTGTGCAGCATGGTGTTGGAGCTGTCCTTGGCCTTTGGATCCTCGACAATCCGAGACAGGACGTCTGAGTCGCGGATCATGGTGGCCAGGCGGTCCTTGCTCCAGATCTCGGCCAGCTCAAGGGTTGGCAGTAGCACCAGCTGGGGGCTTGGCTCCTGATGCGTGTAGTAGCCGATGCAGTTGAGGATAAACTCAGTCTTTCCGACCTGGGCGGCCGCCTTGACGACGACCTCTTTGACGTGTGGGGCCTTGACGGCCTCCATGATGCCTCTCAGATATGGCACTGCCTCTGTCCGCCAGCGACCTGGCGCCGCCGTCGCCTCGCCCGAGAGCACGCGGTAGCGCTCGGCCCAATCGGAGATGGAGAGCCTTGGCGGCGGGGCAAAGGCCTGCTGAGCAGCAGCGAGCAGCTCCTTTCTCGCCTCCCCTTTCAAAAGACTTCTCCCCGGGAAAGCTCAGAGAGGGCGTCGTCGATGGCCCGCTCGATCAGCTCTTGGACCTCTGCCGGCTCGCCAAGCAGCGCTGCCGTCGGTGCCACAGCCGCCGGGATGGCAAGCAGCCGAGCCTTGGCGGCCAGGGTCACGCTGGCCCAGAGCCTTTTCACCTCGTCGACCGGGACGAGCTGCCGCTCACGCTCTCTTAGCTCGAGCTCGAGCTTGTCGGCTCTGACCTTGGTGAGCCTCACCTGTTCCTGCGTCAGCTCGTCATCAGCGGCTTCGCCCTTTTTCAATGGCTCACCCCCCTGTCGCGGCTATAGGTGACCCTGAGCCTCGGGAGCCACTCGGTCTCGACCTCTTTTTCGTCGATTTTGAGGTAGGCGTAGGTCTGCTCGATGTTCTTGTGGTTCATCTTCATCTGAATGGTGCGGATGTCGACGCCGGTCTCGTAGGCAAAGCGCGCCCAAGAGACTCTGAGGCTGTGGGCTCTTCTGAGCTTGGCGCCGGGGACTCGCGGCGTGATGCCTGCGCGGTCGAAGACGGCGGCAATGCGCAGACTGCTGGCAGCCAGAGTAATCGGCCGGTCTTTGGTAAGTGGCGTCGGGTGGAACAGATAGGACTCGGGCGGATCCTCGGCCAAGTAGCGATCGATGTAGGCCTCGACGGCCTCGGCCACATAGCGCGAGACAGAGACGATGTAGCGATCGGCGTTGGCCTTGCTGGCAACGGAGAGAGTCTTGCCGCGCCCTGAGGCGACGTAGTCGCACTTTCGAAGCGACAGCAGCCCAGCGTGCCGCATGCCAACCCCCGACAGCAGGTAGATCGCAAGCAGATCCCGGTGGGCCTTCCAGCGCGCACCCGCATTGAGGGAGGCTGCCTCGCGCAGCATGTCCTCGGCTGCGGCGATCACCTTGGCGGTTTCGTCCTTGGTCAGAGGGTCAGTGAGGATTTGGCGCTCCACACGCGGGACCTTGATGCGCGCGAGCGGGTTTTTGGCAATCGCCCCCTCGCCTACACAAAACTCGAGAAAGGAGCGAAGCACCTTTACCTCGCCGGCCACCGTGGTCGTCTGCTTGCCGACGGCAAGGCGGTGCTCCTTGAAGCGAACGGCCCTGTCGAGAGTGATCTTCTCGACCTCGTCGAGCCCCTCGCCGAGGACATGCCGGCAGTAGGCTTTAAAGGTCGCCAGGTGCTTTCGGTAGAGCTTGGCGGTGTTGACCTTCCTCTGGCTGGCAATGAAAAGCTCGACAAGCCCGTCGAGCCGCTCCTTGGGGCTCGTCAGGGCTTTGATCTCGCCTGGGGGAGAGGAAGGCGCCTGGAGCGCGGCAACAGCCTCGGCCCTGGCCTTGGCCCTTAAGTCTTTTGTGTAAGCGTGAACGCACGACACCGAGACGCCGTGCTTGGCTGCGATCTCGCGCAGCGGCTTGCCGTCCATCCGTTCGCGGCGAAGCGTCTCGATAAACTCCGCCCCGTTGGTCTCGACAAGGCTTGGCCCCCGTCCGCCGCGGGATTTTTGGGCGGCAGTGCTCAGGATGGCCTGAAGAAAACCCGTGGTGCTCTGCTCGTGGGGGGAGAGCAGGACATTTTCCTTGAGCAGCCTAATCGAGACGCCGTCGAGACGCCTTTTCTCGTAAGCCCGAGCAAACTCGGCGTTGCAGATCCCCATAGCCTCGAGACTGTCGACGACGATGCGCGAGTTGTCCTCGGCCGAGGAGAGCAGCGTGCGAAAGGTGGTTGTCCTTGCAAGGACGACCCGCACCTGGTGGAGGCGCTCATCAAGATGCTGGAGGATGCGGCCGGGGTGGCGCCTTTCGTCCTGCTCGCGGTAGATGCGCTTCATCTCGTCGAGCGAACCGCCCAGCTCCACAAAGTAGATCGTAAGCACTCGCGGACGTCCTCCCTCTCGGCCGCCGCCCCCTTTAGGTCCGCGTTGCTGCCCAACGCTTAGGCGGGCGTGGCAGCTTTGAGAAGCAAGGAGGAGGTGGCAATGCAGGCGAGGATAGCCTGAGGTCTACGTCGCGGCAGCAGGTTTTTGCTGACGCTCTCGGCACTTAAGGAGCAGCGCGCCGCGCTCTCCGTTGCTTTGAGTTAACCGCAGCGCGAACACGCCTTGTTCTGAGCCCGAGAAAATTTGAGTCAACGTCTGTTTACCAGAAACCCAGAACGCGCCCTCGATGATGAGACGCGAAAGCTATGCAGCTCAAGGGTCGGTGTCGGCCCGGGGTGTGTTCTTGGAGAACAAAGACCGATCTCGATGAGATCACTAGAGGAAGGCGGATTTTCGCTAAAAGCACCAACGAAAACAGATACTCAAAAAGTCTGCTTAATCGGTGAGCAAAGCGGGTCCTTTTCAGCCCAACCGTTTGCGGTGCCGGCGGCGCCGCACCAGCTCACTAGAAAATGAAAAAATTTACGAAGAGACAGAGTGGCGGTGGGTCACTTACCAGAATTGCTGCTTGCTGAGATGCTGAGCATAGGACGCTCGCCTTCTCCAAAGAAGGCAGTAATCTTTTTGGAAGCTGATGCCGACGACTAGGCCATTCAGCCACAACGCTTCCTTGTGAGTCGCGTTGGCAACCAGTGCTCAGATTTACGAGAACGCCTTTCGGAAACGATGGGGGATTCAGCGTGAGAAGATTTGTTTTAGCATCCGCAGCGCTTGTGGCTATGGGTTGCGCCGCCCCTCGCCGTAATAGTGTTCCCACTAGTAGCGATACTGGTACGCGAACCGATGTCTCACCGGTGCCCGCCGAACAGCAACCACCTGAGGCTTCTGAACCTGATACTGCCGCCCAAGAAAAAACCAATACATCCAGTGATTTATCAGATAATCGGAAAAAACCTACGTATACAAACCCCTTTTCCTCATCGAAGACCGCAACGAACACTGCACCAAACACGACGCCTCAGCCTCAGCCTCAGCCTCAGCCTCAGCTGCCACTACCTGGCCTGCCATCCCCGTCACCTCCGCCGAAGCCCGAAGAAACAGTATCGGTCCGTGTCGAATACTTAGAAGGCGAATCCCGCTTCGTTCAAGATCTCGACGGCATTTTAAAATCGCGTGTCGCCGGACAAGTCGAGTTTGCAAAGACAAAATCTGTAACCGTGACGATAAATAAGTCTGGTCTAGATAGCGTGACAAGCTCTGGCTGCATCGTGAAGCAACAGTCTCCAACGTACTACCTCTGCGACTTCAAGCAGACCTACTGGAATTGTAGTCTCAAGCATGAATCCAGGAGTGACCTCGCTGGACGTCATGAGTACTTCACTGAATCGTGGGCAACGATGTCTGTGCTTGCCGTTCAGGGAACTTTGGCAGTGACAAAGGCCGCGGACGCTTATCAGCAACGCTGCGCACCCAAATACCCCTAAAAGCACATTGGGATCGTCGCCACAGAGTCACTAACCAAAATTAAGCGTTTCGCACCACTCACCAAAACAAGAGGCGCAACATATCCCGCTGTCAACCAGGGGAGAGTCTACGCCGAGCGCACCGAGCCCCGCTCTGGTGCAAGAGTCCCCAAAAGCGTGAAGAACTGATCGAGATCAGATCCTTTGGTGACTACACCTGTATCAAGCAGTTCGAGGCATCGCAGCACTCTTATCCCAACAAAAAATATGCGAACAGCATCATGAGAAGGTGGCTTCGAATTGGTCCAAATAACGCCAGCACTACGCCCATTCTGCGAAGTCGTTGCTGCAAACGTCAGAGTCTGGACCTTTATTCCATCATCATCTTCATCAAGAGGGTAGATGACCATCATAGCGTTGGTATTGAACATGAGGTCTTCATTACGGCTCAGGAGAAACGCAAGGAGTTGATTGCGATCCGATGTTCCGAGTTCAAGTCGAGCGTCGCCAGAGCGGCGTAGAAACTTGTACTTGCATTCGAGCAACAACGAACGATTACCATCTAACTGCAGAAGCAGGTCCGGGCGACTACCCATTCTCGCGACGCGCTCTTCCGCAAAATCCTCCTCCTGATCAGACTCCCAAAAGGCCCCTCCAAGAATTTTTTCCGCCACAATTTGACGCCGAACTGTACCAAGTCTCGAACCAACGACAATCTCATACACCGCTTGCTCAAAAAATCTCCACGTTTGAAACTCGAAGTCGATTCCCATTCCGGACGACAGAAGGCCCCTAGCGCCTCTGCACCTTATCGCGACTAAATCAAGCGCTCTCAGCCATGGAATCCACCTAGAAAATCTACGATCAGACATAGCAAGACGCTTTGCAGCATCATAGGCAAACAGCACATCCTTCGGACACTCTACGAAGGAGGATAGCAATGCATCCCATTCCAAAAGAGAGCGTCTAATAGCCCTGCTTTCGCAGAGAGCCAGCATGTCTCGACAGTAACGAAGGGCCAATCTCAGAATGGGATGATTGCGATCACACTCATCAACATCGCAGGAAAATTCAATGGGCATGTGCGTTCGAGCAAGATCGACATGCGACAGCCACTTTCCTCGCATGGCATGAACAATCTGATGCTCGCTACGAAAAACCCGGTCACGAAGGGATTTTTTCAGCAGGTCCACGAAAGCCAGAAAGAATGCGTATCGCACAAACTCACCGGCGCTGCCAACCTCGAGCACTTCCCCAAAATGCTTCTCGAGAAGAGACTTCATAAAGACCAGCGAGCGCAGAAGCTGCCTTGCATCTGAATCATTCCCGCCTTCTGGAAGCGCCGCTAAATTTCTAAGTATTTTTGGAAGAACAACGAAAACATCCAGATTTCCCGTGAAAACTCCAGACCTAGAAAAGCACATACTGCCGTCGCTCGATCTCTGAATAATCCCTTTCGCATCCAGAGATGCGACCTCTAGCCGGGGCAATTCAGCTAGTGCCGACGACCGCTCAAATTCGTAGAATGGCCCTCTAACAGTCCGATTCATGCGTTAAGCTGCCTTGACAGAAGCCGCACTACCAAGGAGCGCTTCTTCAATACCATTGACTTCGATAACCCTAGTGCCTGCCTTTGCTGCCATTTCCTCATATATGGTCTTAAAATGATGGGCAAAATCTCGGGCAAGCTGCTCATCTGACCCAATAAGCTCTCGAATCAACGAATGGAGATGCAAGTTCCAAAGCGAGGCCACCGAATCTTCAATCCGGCGAAACTCACCGCGGTAGAACGCGCCTAATGCTTCAATCGGATAAAAATGTCCAATATGCCGGTCGGACGAGATCCCAATCTGTTTGAGCGTGGCGTTAATTGCTTCGATGTGAGAAGCAACACGTTTATTGACCGCCAAGTCGCCAGAATTTCGATCTCCAAATCTGACTTTGCCGTCTCTTATAAGATCGAGTCTTGGGAGCAACGTTACGGTCTCAAAGCGGCGTCTGAATGCTTGATCGAGTGGGGCAAGGCTTCTGTCGGCCGGATTCATCGTGCATAGAACATGGAAGTTCAGGGGGAGAACAAACTCCTCTTTCGAATAAGGCAGAAGAATAGGTGCCGACTCCCCACTCTTGGCATCCAATCGCTTTGATCGCTCAAGCAGATACAGTAGCTCACCAAAAACCTTCGCCGGATTACCACGATTTAGCTCATCGATCACAAGAACGAAATTTGTGGTCTCACCCGGCTTAATAGATGGCTTCCACTGAACCTCGAGATAACCAATATCCGAATTGTATGAAACATTGGGAGAGACTACTCCCTCGCCAGTTGTCGCAACGCGAACTCCTTTATGGTCAAAGAGTTCCCCTGCTCTATGGGAAATCCCATAGGAGTCGAATTCCTTCGGAACCGTTATACCGTCTCCAGTCCGATACACTTGGAGGCCAATGGCGAATGGCTTCTTCCGATCGTGCTCGGCATCCCAGTATGCACGGGCCAAGTGAGCCATTGCCTTCAACGGACCAGGAACAATGGCATATCGGATTGCTTGTGATGAGTCATACGACTTAACAGGCCGCAATCCCTCCACGAAGTCTTCGTATCCGTACGACGGATGAAATTGGATCACACGAAGGTTCGGGGTCGAAATCTGTTCAGTGCCAAGCGATGACTCTTCGACTGCATGAACATGACTCACGACAAAGTCGCGCTTAACAACCGTCGCCTGCGTAAGCCGTCGCGCCACCTCTACTGCAGCTCGAGTTTTCCCTGTCCCGGGTGGGCCTTGGAAAATTACGTTCTGAGGGTCGCATAGACGGGTCGGCTTCTCTATTTCCATATTCACTCTGAGCTGGATGGCTTCGATAATATCTTTTGGAGGCAATTCATCCCGCCATTTCCCTGATGACTCGATTGTCGGTGCAGGGAGAGTCTCCAACCATTGCTTGTCTATGGCGAACTCATATGGCTCGCTCTCCTTAAGCTTATTTTCGCCATGCAGAGGCTTTTTGGTTACTGCATGCAGAAAAATGCGCACGACAGAGTGCCAATGCTCCTTCCCGATCACATCGGATTTTATATGCGATTTTATATCGCCCGGAGCATTGATTGCAGCAATCACCTTGCGTGGCGCATTCAGCAACCCCTGTATAGTGCTGCTCTTAAGTGACAGGAGCCGTCCTAAAAGAAGGACAGCTGCATTCCCCCCCCCCTGTTCCAAAAGTGCGTCAAAAAATTTAGACGGCTCGGTGTCGCGAAGTTCACCTCCGGAACTGCTGCGGAACTGAATCAGACCCATTGCTTCGCAGGCATCGAGTGTTTTCCGGTCGACACGGGCTGTATGCAGGAAAAGCTTGGTCATACCTCTGCCGCCGTCGCCGCTCTCGATAAATTCTGAGAGAGACTTCTTACTTTCGAAGCTTGTATGCGCGGCAACTTTTTTTGAAAAACCCTCGTCCCAAAACGGGCCGTCTACCACAAATCCAATCTTTTCAAGGATTTTCGTAAACTCCTGCTCCCATCTCGGAACGAAGTCTTTATCCATGATATACTTCGAATACACCCCTGCATTTTTGTTGCGCAGAAGCAACCAGTAGATCTGAGGCAGATACAGCGGCCAAACGATCACTGGGTTTTGCGGAGTAGACGTCACTTCAGTCATCGCGTTTCCCTCACGGAATTCCACGAAGCCTCTCGTCCAGCTGCGCAGTAACTTTAGAAAATCCGCAAGTTTTCCAACAACACCCAATAATGCCGAGGACTTGCTAAGTGGCAACCAGCGGCTCGAAAAAGCGAACATCGACGACTGCGGTCGCTCCGCGAAATTCGCAATCCCCATTTGAATGCATCAGTGGGGATCCTGCGGCGCAAAACGCCGTCATCCAGGCGGATAATCTGTCCGCACTTCCACATCTGCATTCCCTATGGAATGGAAATCGAGGAATCGACGTTATCTACATCGACCCTCCATACAACGTTGGTGGAACAACGGAGTATCGCAATGAGTGGAAGGGTGAAGCTTCGAGCGAACGCTTAAGATGGGCAGGTCCTCACGGATCGTTTCTGGAATTCATTGAGCCACGCTTACGTGCTGCACGAGAGTTAATGTGCCGTGATGGGATTTGCTTCGTCTCGATCTGCGATCAAGAATACGCACACCTAAAAATTCTTATGGACGAGATTTTTGGTCCAGAAAATTGCCTTGGCACGATCGTTTGGAACAAAAACCAGGGTGCTGCAGGGTCACACTTAACGGTCGTGCACGAATATATTCTTGCTTACGCTCGCGAAGCAGCGATGGCGCCGCCGCTCAAACGCGAGAAACAGGGCGTGCAGCTGATGCTGCAGAAAGCAGCAGAACTAAAGAGATCTCAAGTTAGCTATGAGCAGGCTCAGCACGAGTACAAGAAGTGGGTAGCGAGTTCACTCGCAAAGGGCCTAATCGGAACCGGCGAAGCACCCTATAACATGCTTCACCCAAAAACATTTCGCCCATTTCAGGCAACGCCAAGCTGTGCTCACGATAAGCCCGAGACTCGCTGTCGCCTCGCGCTCAAGCATCCTGTCACGAAACGATCATGCAAAATCCCAGCAAAGGGCTGGAAGTGGAGTGAGCCAACGCTACGCAAGATGGCCGAGTTTAGCGAAGTGGTTATCGGCGACGGCTTCGTCATTGCGGGATCGCTTTGCTACGGCCAAGACGAAACAACGGTTCCTCGCAAGCTACAGTATCTTGACGAGAAAATGTTTCAGTCGTTCCCCTCAGTACTCACACTTGGCTATGGGGGACAGCGAGACCTACCAGATGGCGTTTCGTTCTCGACCCCAAAACCGGTCGATCTAATAATGCAACTATTGAAGACGTTTCCTCAACCTGATGCTCTCGTACTTGATTTCTTCGCCGGCTCTGGAGCTACCGCTCAGGCGGTTGCCCGGCTGAACGAAGCTGACGGAGGGAAACGTCGCTGGATTCTCATCGAAGAAATGGGGAGCACAATACGCAAGGTATTGATTCCTCGACTAAAATCAACCAAAGGAACAAGTTCCTTCGGCGTCTTCCTTTTCGAGGATCGTGCTGGTGCCAATGCAGTTCTATCGAGCAAACGTAGACGTGTTGGGACATCACGCGGAGATGCTGCATAGGCATCAAGGTGCTTGTCCGCTTCGACGACTAGCTACGCTCCGGCGATGCGGACGTCGAATAAAGTAATATCGGTTTGAGAACACCGCTTGGGGGACCCCATGGCCAGAGCAAGTGAGAAGCTCAAGTCGATAGACGAGCTGAAGTCGGAGATCGATGAGGATGCAACCATCTACGAACTTATGGAGTCGATCTGCAGCATGAAACCGGACGAGAAGGACTTCCGCTTCGGATTCAAGTTCGTGGACGAAGTTCGCCTCGCCGGTTTCACGTGGTTTCGGAGCCAGGAGCACTTAAACTTCGTTCTATCTGAATTTCCCACGAGGGTGGAGAGCGATTGCGAAGAAGTGCTATGGTCCGGAACGTTCGACGACCTTGTTCGCGGTGAACATCCAGTTTGCGTCGAAACGCGCGAGGCCTTTTGGGAGCTGACGACTGACGAACCATCGGAACGCGCAATCCCGAAGGATAACGTCGAGGAGTTCGCTGAGTTCGTAGCCGAGATTGGGTCCTAACGGACTGGTCGCCCCATCAAGTTTGCCAGCGGCCAAACCCACTGGACGAAGCCCCAAGCCAGGGTCTTACCGTAGATCCACTGCGCATTGCTCCCGCTTGACAGCGAGAAGACGCGCAGCGAGCTAAGATCGCGCCCCGGATAGTTGTGGAAAAACTCATTTTCCACGTCCGAGGAGAGCCCTCGTTGTCGAGTTCGAAGCTCGGAACGAGGACGCGCCGCGTCAGACCGAAGAGGAGCCGGTCGCCGAAGGTTCGCTCGAGAACCCGTTTGAGGTACCTCTGGTCATTATCAGCGCCGATGACCTAAGCTCTCGCGCAGTGGCGCTGGCGTGCACTCACAGCTGTTATCTGGCACCGAAACAGCCCTGCTCGTTAAAGCATTTCGCGCCACAAGAGCATCGTCGGCTTAGGGCGGAGAAGATGAGAGGGCCAATACGCCGCGGGCCAGGTCGTGCGAACAGTCTTTAGCGTTGTCAGAAGCAGTCGCACCGTCGATGCAGTCGAGAAACTTGCCCCAAGCCCCATCGTACACCGAAAGATCAGGTGTTAGGCCGCCGTTATAGTTGCCGTTAGAGACGTCCATACCCTCGACGAAAAACATCTGCGACTGGCCTCGACTAAGCCAAGCCTTCTTCCATTCTGGTGCATTGTTCAGAACAGCCGCGACTTCCGAGCTTTGCTTCACTGCTCGAACAGTAAACAGATCAAGAGTTGTGACGGCCAGATCGTATGCCGCGGTCTGTGTGCAAATCCTATTCAATATCGACACGGAATGACGATCCATCATGTCTTTTAGATCGGTCGGCACTTCTCCCCAGGTTTGCTGCCACGCTTCACTCACGCGCCTGGTGGATTCAGAGATTTCATCTAAAAAGTCAGCCGCTTCACAAGGTTGACCATCCGAAGCCGATTGCTTGGACTTCGGATAGTCACACGCAACAAAAGCAACTGAGCTAACTGCCAGGGACAACCGAAGCAGGACTTTGACGGCTTTGAGCTCTACAGGGATTTGCAGCATGTCCGGTCTCCCTCTCTCCCTAGTCAGCTACCGGTTGAAATAAGCAGTGCTTGGCGTGTTAGACCGTCTACGCAGGATTTACCTGCGAGGTAATCTTGCGCCGCATCCATGCAGACGAGAAACCGCCTCCACGGCATATCATATTTAGACAGATCAGGGGGTAGCTCTCGCGGATAGTCGGCATTTGACGTGTCGCGTCCCTCGAGCAAAAGCAATACAGCTTGGCCATCATTCAGCTGCTTTTGCTTCCACTCTGGTGCCTGAGCCGCGATTTCCTGCGCCTCGTTATTCCTGCGAATCGCCCGGGCAGCATATTGTTCGATCGCTGCTATGGCAAGGGCGTAGGCCCGTGTCTCGGGGTATACGGCAGCAAGTATCGCTACTGGATACTGCTCCAAAACTTGCCGTAGGGGCGCCGGCACCTCTCCCCAGGTCCGATGCCACTCTACTGTCATCCGGCTTACAGCTTGTCGAACATCTTGTTCAAAGCTTGCAACTGCCGCAGCAGGATCCTCTAGATCGCACACTCGCACGTAGCGACCACAGCTGCCGCCCACAGGATTGGGCAGCACGCACTCATTCCAGCAGCGCGCATATGCAGCACTCGAGTTGATGACAACCAACGCTCCTAGGAGCCCGCGTTTCAGCATGTCGAAGCCTCCAAACCAAGTTTCTAAAAACAGTCGTGCGCGTTTTGTACGGCCATCCGCAAACAGGCTCAATGCTTAAATGTCTGTTTTTACTGGATTTTTCTTCTAGGAGAAAATAGAGGCAAGAATTTTTCCGTCGAGAAGAAACTGCTGCGTTGACCAGCCGCAGCGTCCTTACTAGAAATCCAGGACCGAAATTCGGAGAAAATCTGTGATCACCGAGCTTCGCGAGAAAATCGAAGGATACCTGCAAGGCGGAAAGCATCGCACGCTAACAGAGCTTGCGGGGAAATCTGGCGTGTCCTATTCGACGCTGAGACGAATCGCGCAGGGCGAGTGTAAGTCGGTCGAGCTGTCCAGTGCTGTTGGACTGCTTCGCGTCGTGGCCTCCTGGGAGGAGACCCTTCACTTTCTTGACAAATACTTTCCTGAATCCGGGAAGCATTTCAGAGCCACAACCGCGCCCTATACTTCTGACTTCGCTACAGAAGAGCTTGAACGCTCCCTCCTGTCCTTCGAGAAGTTTGTCGCCATCTCGATGGCCTCGACGCCACGGGGTACCACCGAAGCAGAGGTGGTGGCCGCTGTCGGGCACCATGCCAAAGCGCGGCTCGAGGAACTGCTCGACCGCGGTGTGCTTGAGGTAAGGAACGGACGACTTTTTACGCGCGAAAAGGGCTTTGCTTCTATTGATCTTGAAAAAGTGGTCGTCCAGCTTAGCCACTGCCTTCGTCTAATCCGACCTGAGAACACGGGAAAAAGAAAGCAGATTGCCGCGTTGCATAGTAACGGCGTATCCCGCGCAGGACAGCTTGCAGTTCACGAGCTTTTCGCCTCGACACTCGCCAAGGCCGACGAGATAGTCACTGCCAACCCCGGCGGCACCCCGATCTTTTTTGGGGTGGCCTTGGGAGAATTCGCCGGAGGGGAGTTGTGATGATCAAAATCGTCATGCTCGTGGCTACATTGATCGCAGCCACAGTGGCCTCGGCTGGCAATGGTTCGGGGGTCTTCCGCGATGCCGGGCCAACGAGTGGTTCGGACAGGACTCGCTCGTCAGGAAAATAAGTCGCCGACTGGTTATGGTCACCATAATCCACGTGGCTCGTCTTACGGACGTATCTAGCAGTCGGCGATAGAAGCGGGCGCCTCAAGATCACGCGTGACTTGAGGCTCCAGTTCACACTTCTCCGCGAAGTTCAAAACTTCTATCCGCCCAAAAAATGCGTCTCAATCCATCCGACAGCCTCTCCAATGTCCGCTTCCCGAGCAAGATGCATCACCTCATCCAGACGTGCCGAATCATCAGTGGCTATCCGGTTTGGCATCGCGTTTTCAAAGCGAAAATAGGCTTTTTCACCGAGAATCTGTCGGCACTGGTAATCGGCAATGCCGACGTTGGCGTCGATCATCAGGTTTGCCATCGGCCGAGCCCACTGGGCGAAGCCCCAATCCAGGGTCTTGCCAGAAATCCACTGCGCATTGCTCCCGCTCGACAGCGAGAAAACGCGCAGCGAGCCTAGATCCTGGCGTCCAATGTCGGGGTTTATGGCAATCGCCACGGCCGCCATCGCCGGGTTGTTGCACCCTACCCCACCATCGACATAGCCCTGGTAGCTCGGAAAGTAGGTCGGCGCTGCGCTTGAGCGCAAGGCTACATCAACCAGCCGTTCCGCCCCGTCCGAGTCAGCCCCAGGATAATTGTGGAAGAACTTCATTTTCCACGTCCGAGGAGAGCCCTCGTTGTCGAGATCGAAGCTCGGAATCAGCACGCGCCGCTTCAGACCCGAGAGCTGCCGGTCGCCGAAAGTTCGCTCGAGAACCCGTTTGAGGTAGCCTTGGTCATAGTCAGCGCCGATGACCTTGCCCATATCCTGTAGGTCGTCGCACCAAGAGTCGTCAAAAACCTTGGCCGCGTGATTTTCGAAGAAAGTGACGAGCTCGCTTGCCCGCATGCCCGATGCCAGGGACATGGCGCTGATGCCGCCAATCGAGGTACCTGCAAAAAGACGTACCGAGGGCAAGAACGCAGGCACGGCGTCCGCCAGACGAGCCAGAAGCACCGCTTGATAGGCTCCGCGGATTCCGCCCCCATCAAGGGACAAGATCCGATAGGGCCGCATTCTCTGCTCAAGACTCATCTAGCTCCTCACTGGTTATGGTTTGTTTTTTTGCCGGTGCTCCAGACTAACCGTAGGGCGGGCTGTGGCATTCGCGCGGCTTCGGTCCCACCCCTTCTCCGGCATCTCAAAACCTGACGGCTGCGCTCACGTATGCCGTCCAGATCGAGCACAAATCCGACATCAAAGCGGATGCACTCCCACTCAGTCATCAGCCAGCAGCCTGCGATTTGCAGAGACTCGCGAACCCAAAGGATCACAGCTTTGCCCTCCTAGAAATTCCGGGAGGACCTTCCCAAATAGAGCCGCCGACCAGTGTCGGCAGCCACGAAGAAACGGCGCTTTTTTGACGCGAGCCGGGCGGCGGAAGCCGCCCGGCAGGGCGTCCTAAAAGAGTTCATCCGTCTCTTCGGCCTGCATGTTGGCGAGCAAGGCGGCGAG